AAGTCATTGCTGAGAGAGTTGTAATTAACTAAAAGACCTGATGCCACAGACCTCATGATGGTTTTAACAAAATCCTTATAAGATGTGGTTGGGTGCATGGGATCAAAGGGCTTGAAATCCATTCCTTCTGGAAGTTGCTGGAAGGTTCCTGGCTCAAATTCTGTGATTAGGTTCTGGTCATCATCAACACCTGTTCCAACATAGGCATCAGATGTGGGGCTTGTGAAAAATCCCATGGCAGATGAACTGATCCTGGAACTGGTCAGTTCTGAAAGTTGATATTGTTGAAGCATATCCAAGGGTTTAATGGCTGTATTCAACCAAGGGATTCCCCTGGATTGTCCTGGCCTGTCCTGGATATAAAGATGGATGATTTCTGATGCTGGAACCCTTTCAGTTTGGATCTTTCCCTGGGCATAGGTTGAATTGATTCCAGGTGTTTTCAATGTCTGGTGATATGCCAGGGGTCTTCCAAATCGGTCCTGTTCAATTGCCATGACTATGGCAGTGTCTGCATCCAGGGTTTTATTCAACTGAATAGGGAAGGCATCTGCTTCAATCACCCAAAGAGAAAAACCAAAGGGGTTTCCTTCTGATGGTTTCATGATTCGGATAAATGCCTCACCATCCCTTGCAATCGTTTCCATGACTTGTCTGCACAAATCCGTGAAATTGTTTCTTCCATCCATTGAACAGAAATCAGGGTTATCCCCCCAGATGGCCCACCCCCTTTCAAGTCTTGAATTATCCAGTTCATCCAGGGAACCATCTTCCCTTCTGGTTCTGGCCTGAAACTTGATCCCATTTAAAACAACATTGCTTTTGACCATTGCCAGAAATTTACGTGCCAGTTCGTTATCCTGGCAGACCTGCCTTGCCCTGTTTCTCATCATCTGCAGACTGCCATAAATCTCTTCATCTGCAGTGGCAGAAGTTCCATTGAACCCAGAAAACAGATTTGAACTGGTTGCAGAATTGAACATCCTGGAATGATTGGGGGGTCTGATCACCCTTCTTTTTGGTGGTTTTTCTGTCTTACGGAACAGGTCCAAAATTGCCATATTAATATCTTGCTAATTGGGTTTTGATTATCCCATTGTGCCCCAGACCTTCCCTTGCTCGTTGCATTCTTTTTTCCTTCAACCACATTGCTTTGTATTGATCCCTGAAAGTCAGAAGATCCTGGATGGACATTCTTGAAAGGGATCTTCCTGCAATCGAATAGCTCATCTGATCCTGGGATGCCCTGCTTTCTATCACTGCTTCAATGGCATCCAGAACAGTCTTCACATGGGGTTCAGGATCTACAGTAGATGTTGCCCTGTTGGGTATGACTTCCCAGGTTCCTTCACCTATCTGAATTCGATTTGAATCAGAAGATTTGGTGATGTATCCAGCCCACTGATAAATCCCAACAGGGAAAATGGCTGTGACTGTGGATGCATATTCAATGATGTAATCAGACCCAGATTCTGATGCTGTCAATGTCAATGCTGTTGCAACCCCATTCAGTCTGGCTGAATAACTCAAAGCATAGGATGCAGGGGGATAATCAGACCCTAGATCAGTTCTTTTCCAGGCCAGATAATCCCCTGCAACAATGGGGTGTTGGTATTCTTCCAGGGTGGGTTCCTTGGTTCTGTAATTGGTAGAATCAAATAAATTAGACATGGTTCAAAAGTCCATAAGTCATTGATTTAATTAGGATCGATCCTAATTTGGCAGATGAAAAACTGTTCAAAATCTCTTCATTCCTGAAACCCATCCTGATCTTCTTTGAACCCTTCTGGGTTTTGGTTTTGTTTTTTCCTGAATATGTTCATTCTTGGAAACCTTCTGCTTCAAAAGTTCCAGATTAGGGTTCAAATTCAGAAAGGCAGAAACTGCATAAACTCTGCAGTCCAGCACTTCATTTCTTCTGTATGTCTTGACCCATTCCCTGGTGGGCACCCCCTTTTTCATCCTGGTCACAACCTTTTCTGCAGTCAGTTGTCTGAAATATTCCTGGTCATAAATGATGGGAAAATGCTGGTATCCTGGGCCTGGGGTTTCAATCTTCAGTTTTGAATAGATCTGTTCCTTGGCTGTATCAACCCCCAGGGTGTAAAGATAGCCCTGCCCCTTTGCCAGTTTGGTGGGTTTATTGATGATTGGTTTTCCTGCCTGATTTGATCCTTTGGATGCATGAATCCTTTTGAATGCTCTGGCTGAACAATATCGGTAAACTGCATCTGCATGATGCCCCCCTGAATCGACAAAGGCAGATGCCACCCCAAGTTCCACCCCTGAAGGGTGTTTGAATTTCCTGTCCAGAATCTCATCTAATTTCTTCCAGGGAATCTGGGTTGCTGGATCACCATAGACCTCAGTGTAAAGAATGGAATAAACCTGTTCATCAGGGGTGATTCCAATGATCTCACAGGCCAATCTGTCATCCTGGGTGTCACATCCTGCAACCAATAAAACAATATTTTCATCAGGTAACATTTCATCTGAATAATCTTCCCGTCTGGTGTATAGATATTCCCATTCCAATCCTTCCCCCTGTTCTTCCCAGCATTCACCAAAAGAATTTGTCCATGCCTTTAATAAAAATGCATCCCCTTTACATTGAAGAAAATCCTTGACCCAATCGGCCCATGACCTCCAACCTACAGGGCTGTATAACCCATTGATTGAGTATCCTTGAACCTTTGTATTCTGTGGATTTGGGTTGGTTGCAATCCATTCCCCCAGGCTTAACATCCATGTTTTCTTCGATTCAGAAATCAGTTCATGACAGGATTGGCATTCATACTTGGCAGATTCTGGGATGTGTCTGCCTTCTTCATCTTTGTCCCAGACGATTCCTTTCCATTCAAGGGGTTGCTTTTCATTGCATTTGGGGCATGGAAGATAGAACTTTTTCTGGTTGCTGAATCCATATTCTCTTTCAATTCTGCAGACCCCTTTGATGGTGGGTGTTGAACATAAGAAAATCTTTCTTCTGGCATAGGTAGCTGTTCTTTTTTCAGCCAATGATAGACCATCTCCTTCTCCACAATCGGCAGGCCAGGCAGAAATCTCGTCACCAAATAACAAAGCAACAGGCATAGACCTAAGCCCAACAGCAGAATTGGCACCAGTAGCAACCAGAACACCACCAGGATACTCTTTTGTAAGTATCGTATTATTTGATTCACGGGCTTTTGGATCACCTATCAGATTCTGGATTTTGGGGATGGCTGAAATGCTTGGAGCCAATCTTTGGACTGACCACCTTTTTGCAAGCTCCACTGTGGGCTGAACCATCAGCATTGGTTTCGGATTCATCTGGATTGAATACAGAATCCAGTTGTTCCCCATCTCTGTCCCACCGATTTGAGAAGGTTTCATGAAAACCACTTTCTCTGTTCGTGATGATGGGGAAAGTTCCTCTTGAATCTGGATCAAATAAGGGGTCCGTGAATTTCTCCATTGTCCTGGTTCTGCAGATGATTTCTGTGGTAATACCCTGGTTTTTTCTGCCCATTCTGCAACTGTTAAAACAGGGTCAAGTTGCAACCCTTTTCTGTATGCTTCCTTGTAAACAGATCCACCCTTTGGATGTTCAACCTTGGTGTTGAAATCAACTGGAAAATCAAAATCCTTTAACGTGCAATTGACTTCAGGCAACTTCCATTTTTATCTGTTCAGGTTTTGTTCTTTCCCTTCCAAATAAGTTCCCCTGGCTTTCTGCTTCCCTGATCCTTTTGCAGGCAATTTCAAAATAATCAGGGTCTTTTTCAATACCTATGAAATGCCTGTCAAGGTTCATACAGGCAACCCCTGTGGTCCCTGATCCCATGAAGGGGTCCAGGATGGTTTTGGATTCTGGTAGGTGATTTACACACCACTGCATCACACCAAGGGGTTTCTGGGTTGGGTGAAATCTTTTTTCATTTTCCCTTCTGATCATCCCATTCCACATCCAATTAATTTTCCTAATTGGAATTTTTATGTTGGTCCATGCTAGTTCACAATCTGCATAGTGCATTGCATTATTCTGCTTATCCCAAACCAACCAACCTCCAGAAACTGGTAATTGAAAATAATTTCCACCAAAAATAATGGAATATTTCCCTTTTAAAATAATTTCATTAATTAATTCATCTTTTGGTTTTTGGTTATCCCAATCATTGGAGCCTTTATAAGACTTAACAAATGCCACACCAGAACCATGTTTTTTCCCTGATCTTTTACTCTGATTTACATCTGCATTTATTCCATAGGGTGGATCTGTGACCACTGCATCCACTAAACCCAGGTTAGGCAGAATGTCTTTGCAGTCACCCAAATAAAGGGTTGCTTTTCCTATGACTTCAGGCAACTTCCATTTCTATCTGTTCAGGTTTTGTTCTTTCCCTTTCAAATAAGTTCCCCTGGCTTTCTGCTTCACTGATCCTTTTGCAGGAAATTTCAAAATAATCAGGGTCTTTTTCAATACCTATGAAATGCCTGTCAAGGTTCATACAGGCAACCCCTGTGGTTCCTGATCCCATGAAGGGGTCCAGGATGGTTTTGGATTCTGGAAAAAATGCCAGACACCATTCCATTAAAGCTAAAGGTTTCTGTGTTGGATGTTTCTTGACATCTTGCAGGGCTTTAGATCTTGAATAATTAAAAATTCTTGATGCCTTATTTTGACTAGTCCAGGCCATTTCAAAATCAGCTAAAGAAAAATCCCTTTGCCCTTTGTCCCAAATCAACCACCTCATTGAAGGGGGCAAACAATCAGTGAAATAATTTCCACCCCAGATGATATGGTTAGATGATTTTTTAAGAATCAATTTGAACAGGGTTTTATTTGGTCTTTTTTCATCCCATTCTGTTTCTCCATAATATTTCCAACCCCACTTTCCTTTGTTTTTACTTACTTCTTTATCAGCATTTATTCCATAGGGTGGATCTGTCACCACTGCATCCACTAAACCCAGGTCAGGCAGAATGTCTTTGCAATCCCCCTGGTACAGGGTTGCATTTCCAATGACTTCTTTTTTCATCTGGCTATTGACTTCAGGCATGAGTTGATTTCTTTGGTCAGTATTTCATGCACTGTGAACTCATCTGTTTCTTCTGCCAGAACTGATGCCAATCTTTCAGGCAATGCCTGGAATGTATCTCTGACAGTCCTTGCCAATTTGAATGCTTGGTTTTCAACTTCAGTTTTTAAGACCAATCTGCCTGTGGTCAACTCCAATTCCAGTTTTGCTTTTCCTGCCTTGTATTGTTCATGCAGTGACTTTGCTTCATACAGATTCAGTGGGGAATCTGGAACCTTGTTGTCAGAATGCTGTGCCTTGTAAGCTGGAAGCTTTTCAATGGATTTCAGGCTCGATTCAACCCTGACTTTTCCATCTTCCAGGTCTAGTTTTCCCCTT